GTGCTTGACTTGATCATCAAATTGTTTGACAGGGTGTACCAGATTGAGGATGCCGATCGTGGGCAGGCCCCATCTGGAGTTATTGCGGCGTCTGCCATCGTAGCCCTTCAGGAGCGTAACCAAGTTATGATGCAAGCCAAGACATCGGCTATCGACTCATTGGTTGAGCAGCGGTCCAGGTGGGCAATCGGGATGTGGCAAAATTTCGGGACAATCAGCGAGGCGGTTGAGGTCGCCGGGGACGCAGTCGAGTTCGTGGGGACTGATCACGCCGGGCGTAAATTCAGCTATGTGGTTGAAGCTGGGAGCACAACCCCACGAACATCATTGCATGTGCAAGAGATGGCTCAAAAGTTGTTTTCGGAGCAAGCTATTGATCGTAGGGCGCTGTTAGAAACAATTAATTTCCCGGACTGGAAGCAGATTATTGAACGGATGGGTGAAACGGAGCTTGACGCGGCATTGCAAGTTCTGATAGCGTCAGGATTACCAGAGGAACAAGCGCTTATGTTGAAAGACAATCTTATGCAGATACAGGGTGGACCGGGTGATATGGTTAAAGGTTCGGTGTCAAAAGAGCCACAACCGGGGAAACCTAAAGCTAAACAAGGGGAAGTAAATGCCAGTATTTGATTTTGAATGCCCAGGTTGTGAAAAAGTGTTGGAAGTATCTCTCAGTGTAGGGGATTGTGATGCGCCGGTTTATTGCGCAACTTGTGGATCACAGATGAAAAAGGTTTTCATCTCAGGCCATGGTGGGATTCAATGTGACAGCATAATTGATGTACCATGGCTTGCATCGGCAATTCAGAGTTTACAGCCGGATCATGAGCGCCCTATTACTACCAGGGGCGAATATCAATCATACTTGAAAGAGCGTGACATTATTGCAAGCGGATAAAACAGAAAAGTTGTTTTGTGCCATTAAGAAGGATTTCGATGAATGGGTAAAAGATAAACCGACCGCCAGGATTATTGTTGAAATTGAGGTCAATCAGGGTGGCGTGAGGGGAAAGCATAAAATAAGTCAGCTCAAAAAAATATAACCGGATTCTTTAATGCCCTGGCATAGGCCAGGATACTTTCAAGCCCGGATTTTGTGGAAAAACGCAGACTCATTTGTTTGAGCCGAGACGCCACGAAGTCCGGGCTTTTTATTTTCAACCCTTTGGATTCTAGGGCAACCGTAGCGAGACCTGAAAAGGATAAATCTCAAACGGCCTGGGAAGGAGAATGAAGATGTCAAAAATGGACGCAAACGACGCAGTGAAAAGTGAAGTGCTTCCCGATGATGGGGAAGAGCCCGTTGTTAAACCAGACGAGCCGTACCTTGGAACGTGGAAGGACAAAACGGCTGCGGAAGAAGGCCTGGGGAGCATGCAGAAGGTTATGGACTCTCAAGGGAACGAGCTGGGGTCATTGCGGCAGCAAGCCAAGATGATGCAGCAACAGATTGACGCCATGGGGGAGCAGGAGAAACCTGCGGAATCTAAACCTGCTGGGCCGGACTACGGGAAAGAGCTGAAAGCCGTGCAGGAAGAGAAGGCCGCTTTGGATATTGATGCTCGTGATTATCAGGCAAAATCAAGCGCCTTGGATTCAAAGATGTTTGAGATTGTTGAGGCATCAACTACTGAAAAAGTCCTAGGCATGGCTCAAGCGGAGTTCGCAAAGGTCCTGGGTGAGCGTGACATACAATCGACTCACAAGGATTTCTACCGGGACAACCCGGATTTTAACGCCCCTGAAATGAAAACGGCGATCCAAGAGTTCCTTGCTCAGGACACAACCCGTATGCACGATGATTTAAGCGCATATTACGCTGTGAAAGAGCAGATGTCGTCAAGGGCATTGGAAGAAGCGCAGACGCAATTAACGGACTATGAGCGGCGGTTGAATCTGAAAGCCGGTGAAGAAGAAACCGGGCAGGTGATTACCAAAGGTCTGAGCCCACAACAGAAAACCAAACAACCAAAAGCGACAGGTGCAGACCTGGACAAAGGCATGATGGAAGCGTGGAACGATGCAGCCTAATTGCCGTTGAAGTGTCCCGTGTGCCTTTCGCGCATAGGAGGACCATAAAATGAGCCTTATAAATCAATTAAACGCAACAACTGAGTATTTTTGGCTTCAGAAAGAGCCGGAAGATATTGTCAATAAAGCGTCAGCGCTTGCCTGGAAGCTCATGGGGAAGGCTGTCAAGATCGGGAACTGGGAAATTAAGCCGAATGAACTTGTTGATGGTGGACTGATGATCAAGGTTCCGCTGAAATACAGGAGATCGAATACCGGAAGTTATGGCAAGGATACAGTTATCGCCCAGTCCAAGCGGGACCTGTTCGACGCGGCGCGGTTTCGCTGGGCGGGCGCCTACGGGTCGAATACGCTGAACCTGGATGATCTGACCCAGAATACCGGAGCCGAAGTCGTTGTCCCGCTCGTGAAGGGGTATGTAGACGACATCATTACTTCTGTGCGTGTCAACTTGGCTTCGCAGCTTGTTGTTGCGTCTACTGCCGACATTACGCTCGACGATGGGCAGGTGATTGAAGCTAGCGATGACCGGTATCTTGGGCTTGGGGATTTGTTCAATACGACCACGTCCACCGAGTACGGGTCCATTGATGAGGATGAAATGTCAACCTGGAAAGCCAATGTTATTACAACCATTGAGGCTATTTCATTCGAGGTCATGCAGAAGATTTTCCGGCAACCTGGGTTCGGTGGGTATGCTGGAACACGGCCAAACTTTTGTTGCACCACCGAACTTTTGGTGGACGGGTACGAAAGATCCCTGCATCCGCAGCAGCGGTACAAGGAAGGTGGGATGGTTGAGGCCGGATGGGACAATATTCTACACAAAGGATCCCCGATTGTTGCAGATCCATATTATGCTGCGGGGGTCCTGGATGCGTTGAACCTCAACACACTTAGCCTCCGGTCCCACAAAGACTACAACTTTACCACGCCGGAATGGGTGGCGAAGAAAGAGGGTGGGCAACCGGATACCATTACGGCCAATACCCGCGTAAGGGGCAACTTGTTCTGTAACAATCGGCAAATGAACGTTCGGCATACCAACCTGACCGAACCGGCCTAAGTTTAACATAACATGGGGATAGGGTCGCTCCCGAAAACCGGCAAGGTGGCGCTGACGCTGCTGAAGCCTACAACAGCAAAGCCACTGAGTCGTTCGGTGCTTTTGCCAATTTAAACCCTTTATCGACTGGGCAAGCGTACGTTGAGGCTTGTCAATAAAGGAGAAATAATATGAGCGAAAGAATCTTGACCGTCGGGGGGAACACGGCTACCCGGCTTGTAACAGAATTTGAAAGAAAGGTTGTGGGCAATGAGTTCTATGTTAGTTCGGTCAATGGAGATGATACGCATAACGGTCGATCTCCCGCTAAAGCAGTCGCAACCATTGCGGCTTGTTTGGACCTTATGACCGCGAATCAGGATGATGTGATGTACTTGATGCCGGGCCATGCGGAAACCATTTCCGCCGCTGCGGGGCTTGCCCTTGATGTGGCTGGGGTTTCTATCATTGGGATTGGGGCCGGTTCTTTGCAGCCCACAATCACCTTTGACACGATTATTTCAGCCGACATGGATGTCGATGCGGCCAATGTGACGGTGGATGGAGTCCATTTCCGTGCAAATTTTGCGGATATTACGGCTGCGATTGACGTGAACGCGGACGATTTTACATTGCGAAATTGCCGGTTCAGTGCAGTGGCTACCAACATGAACGCCCTGATTTGGGTGCAAGATGCCTTGGCAACCGCTTCTGATCGTATCACGATTGAAAACTGTCGTGCGCAGCTTGTAGACGCATCTAATACCCATTTCGTCAACTTTTCGGGAACTCCTGACGGTTGCATAGTTAGGAATAATGTTCTGATAGGCGATTGGGGGACCATGTGCATTGGCGGCGCTGGCGTTGTTACCAATATCGTGATTACTGACAACATAATCAACAATATCGCATCTGACAATGATGCTTGCATTAACATTGAAGCTACCGCAACCGGAATTGTTATGCGGAATCTTTGTTGTGGTGGGGCTGCTCAAGCCAATGGTGTTACCGCTACAGCGTGTGCCATTGCCGAGAATTACTACGGCGTTGTTTCTGAGGACCTGAGCGCGATCATTGAACCGGCTGTAACCTAAAACCAACAGGGGGCCTTCGGGCCTCCGTAAAGGAGCCCAATCATGCAAAATCTTATTTTTACCCTTGAACTGACCACCGCTACGGCAGCGGATTTCTACATCCCTGTTCCATGTCGTGGAAAAGTCGTTTCCTTCAGGGTCGCGCACAGCGCGGAGACCGATGCCGATGAACTGTTTACTCTGTTCTACGGCACGGACGCCGTAAGTGTATGCACCCCCACGGATGCTCTCGCGGCGGGGACTGTGATAGATGGGGTTATGGACGCCACTTACGGCGAAACCATCTATGACCCTGATTCTGCTACGGTCATTAATACGGTATTCCACATTGACAATCTGGATACGCTTGATGCGGGCGGAGTGCTTGCGGTGTTCATCGAATTTGATGATTCAGCGGCAACCACTCAGGACGCTTCAGAGGCGTAAGCAACGGAGGGTTTTATGATGATGAATTTATTTGCAACAGTTGTTCTCACCGGGGGCGGGGGCGAGAGCGTTTATATCCCCGTCCCGTGTAGAGGAATTGTCAAGGAGATAACCCTGGCGTGTAATGCTACGATGGTCGCTTCGGGCACGGTAGTTGCTTATCGTGGAGCCACAGCGGTCAACACGGCCACTGCTCCAACGGGGAACACCGCTGCCGGGACCACATTAGACGGTGTGCCTGATACGGATTATAAGGATTATATTTTCGATCCTGATTCAACAACCGTAGCAAACAAGGTTATCAAAGTAACCGATGACGCCACGCTGCTCGGTGGCGCCGGGGCGTTGTCTGTTTTGGTTAAATACGATGAATCAGCGGCGGTTACACAAGCCGCTTCAGAAGCCTAACCCTTCCCTCCCTTAACCCTTTATAACCCCCTGGGGCTTCGTCCCTGGGGACCCTAACCAAGGAGTTGCGGATGACGACGCTTTTAGGTCTTACCACAACGCTGTTTGGCGCTTCACCCGGGAACCAGGGCATTATTCAAGACTCCGGATTTTATGCAAGCGCAAGCACAAGGATAAACTCAGCCATTACAGCTATCGCCGGGGGCCTCAGACTTCCAGACGGCAGAACATCGCCGCCCTTGCCTGATCTGTATTCCATGGCAACCGTGGAAACCTCCACGTCCAACCCATATGTTTCACTCCCGGCCACATACCAGCGGAATGTTTTCATGGTAGCGGACAGCTCGGGCAATCAGCTCTTTGGCCCGAACGGTGGGGATCTTTATTCATTCGCCTTGTTTTTGAAGAGGGCCACAAACAAAAACCTGGCACAGGGCGGATCAGTGTCAACCGTCGCAGTTCAAGGTCTCAACCTTTACTACCAGGGGATCCCCAGCGCAGCAAAAACCCTGACCGTTCATTTTTACCGAAAGCCCGTTGACATGAGCGAGTCCGCAGATGAACCGGATGGGCTGCCGTATCAATACGCGGAAAGGCTTATCGTTAGCTATGTGGCAAAAGAAATCTTCTCCCTTTTGGAAGATGGAGGCGACAACCAGGGGGTGGGGTACAAGATTTATGAGAAAAAATTCTATGAGGCACTGACCGACCTTATGGACTTTATTGGCATTGACGAGGTTTCTGAGTTTTATGGAAGCGGTGCGGCTCAAGACCTGGGGGCGTGTGATTAAATGGGAAACGAAATCAAAATAAAGGCCTTCACCGGAATGTCGAATCTCGAATCAGCCGGAGAACTGTTTGCCAAGGAAGGCGTAGCTCGGCCCCGTATAATATTAAACGCTGACGTAACCCCAACAGGTCGCTTGAAGAAACGCGACGGGCGAACCAAAGTGATTAGCTTAACTGCCCCACATTCCATATGGGCGGGTACTCATGCCATGCTGTGCGTTTCTCAGGGGGCGCTTTACAACCTCACTGGAAAAGTGGCTACCAACGTCGGGGCCGTAACGGATACGGGCTCCCCTCCCATGAGTTATGCAGAGGTAGGGGATCTGATTTATTTTAGTAACAAATACGGAAACGGGGTGTTTGATCCCGGCGCCGGGACGGTTTCCACATGGGGAATTGAATTGCCCAACGGGCCGATGCTCTCAAGCACGAGCGGAAACCTGGACGCCGGGTTATACCATGTTTGTCTAACAGCCGAATCAGGCGGGGAGATTAGCGGAAATGGGCCAATCACGAAAATTACCCTATCTTCAGAAGGCGGGATCTCAATATCAAATCGTTCTGCCAATGATATCGCCTGGTGTACCGACCCAAACGGAGATACCTTCTATCGAATTGGAAAGGCCGATACGATTGTCAACGTACCGACGGTTGAGCCCCTTCCTTCATTATTCTGTTACCCGCCGCCCTACGTTCAATATCTAACTCATGCTTTCGGAAGGATGTGGGGGTTTGTTGGGGACAAACTCTATTACTCAGAGCCTTTCAAATGGAGCTGGTGGAAATTAGGGACTGCTTTTTTTCAATTCGCAACCACAGGTACCATGATTGCCAAAACCAAAACCGGGTTGTTCATTGGCTGTGAAGACCGGACTCACTGCCTGCTAGGCACCAAGCCGGAAGAAATGCAGCATCTTGACGTGGGAGCCGGGGCCGTTCCGGGGACCCTCGCATATTGTAACAACATCATTGAGCTGGGCGACACCATCTCTCCTCCTGAGAAGAAGCATGAGAGCGTCCCTGTATGGGCCTCAGAGGAAGGGATAGTGGCGGGGAACCCTGTGGGCAGACTGTTCAGTTTGTCGCAAGGGAAGGTTAGGTTCTCCCCCGGGGATCAAGGA